TTCTCTTGCAACCAGAGGAGATACCACGGTCCCATTTTTCTTAGGACGTCCTAGCTTTTTAGCCTCTTCTTTTGATTCTTTTACTGCCTTTGTCTTCATCTCTAGTCCACCCCTTGAGATTCTTTGGGCCGTTTCTGCCTCAGAGATTTGTTTGGTCGTCGGCGAATTTCCAGGAAGTTCTGCAAACCGTAGATAACGAGGTGAACCAAAGAGCCAGCAATTTTCAATATATGGTTCATCTATTTTTCCTAGATAGTGACTCTGCTGATTCTTCAGTACAAAGACAAGTTTTCGCTTTTCAATACAGCCCTCGCAGAGTTCATCATGCGCAGCAATCTCTCCACATCGTCTCTCTGTGAAATATCCACTCTTTGTCGGAAATGGAATCTCTTTCTTTTCTTTTGTATAGCGACCCTTACACTGCATGAGTTTATGCTCATAGAGTATACTGGAAACGCCAGTCAAATTTGAATATTCGCTTTAGGCTATTTATATTCAAGTATAATGTCAACATTCTCAGCATATAATCCAACAACCAAGACAGTTAAGATGCTTGTCTACTATTATTCCTTTAGTGTAACTCTTCTTCTGATTGGCGGAGCGCTGTTTATACCAAATGTGATTATTCTAGGATTTATCATGCTAGGACTAACCTTCTGTATAAATATGATAGTACCCACAGGTGAACTCACCTATGAGCAAGAATACGGACATTTTCCAAAGTCTCGGGGTAATTCACAGGTTCAAGAGGAGCTTGCAGTGCCGTAATGCGCAAGTTTCCTAGCTGACGGGTCCGTGATACCAGGCGACCAGCGCGGCATCCAGAAGGCAGGAATGACGGTCTCAATTGACTCCGTTCCATAAAAGGATTCGTAGAGAGTTCTGTAGAAAAAGGCCTCTGCTGTGATAGGCATCAAATAGTTTATCTCAAGTGCCTTCATCTTCCAATCATAGGGCAAACACGGCTCAACACGCTCTTGAATCTCCTCAAACCAACTTTTTTCTTGGCTACTGACTCCGTCACTAAATGCCTCTTTTTGACGCCAGAGCACCTCATTTGGTAGAAGACCAGTTCCTTCAAATGCCTTTCGTAGGATCCACTTCTCCACTTGCACCCCTTTTACAGGGCGACGCCACACGGTTGCAACCGATCGTGCAACCGCGACGAACTGCTTATCTAAGAAGGGTGTTCTCGGCTCAAGCCCATGTAAACTGATGGTTCGGTCACTCCGCAGTACATCAAAATAGTGTATCTCCTTAAGAAGTCGATCGACTTCCGCTTCAAAGGCCTGCTCGCTGGGTGCCTTGTAGAAATAGAGATAGGAACCAAAGACTTCATCACTGCCATCTCCATTGAATACGACCTTGCAATCTGTCTGCTCTCTGATTGCCTTCGAGACGAGCCAATTCCCTACACTGGCCCTCACTGTAGTAATATCATATGATTCAATATCGTGGACAACTTGAGGAATTGCGGCAAAGAAATCATCGGCAGTCAGGACAACCTCTGTATGGTCTGAGCCAATATGCTTGGCCACAAGACTTGCGTACTTAAGATCTGTGCTGCCAGGCATTCCAATACTGAACGTCTTTAAGGGTGGAAGGCCTAGAGCCTTCAGATTTTTCTGCACGAGTGCCGCAATAAGACTGCTGTCAATCCCACCACTCAAGAGTGCTGCACACGGTCGCTCTGTAAGTAGACGTTTCTTTACAGCCTCTTCTAATGCAAAACGGACTGCGTGTGCAGCATCGGTTGAACCCTTAGGGTTTGCAGGACTGTAGGAAGGATTTTTCAGCCAAGGAGTCTGATGATACGCGGCCATAAAAAAGTTCGATGCATCCGATGCACGTACTGAGGCCCAGTGACCTGGAGAGAATTGCATTATATTTGAGTGCGATGAAGGAATGGCCTTGCGTTCACTTGCTAAGACAATACTATTCGTAGAATGACCGTACATATTTAGTTTTATTGTAAGAGCACAGAAGTCCTTGACTCCTGCAAGATTTACGTCCTTTGTAGATGGCCATGCGGCAAAGAGTGGGCGAACACCGTAGGGGTCACGGCCCCAAAGTAGAAGGTCGCGCGCCTCATCGTAGAGAATAATGGCAAAGACTCCATCAAGGGCGCGGAAAAAAGTCTCAGGTGAGTCGCGGTGCACCTCATACAATGCACCTAGAACTTCACAGTCTGAGCCTGACGGCATAGGAATCTTGTACTCCTCAGCAAGCGCCTTGGCATTGTAGATTTCACCATTGCAGATCCATGTGATGCCATTCTTGGTAAACGGCTGCATTCCAGCAGGATTCAGCCCATTAATGGCGAGACGGGTGAAACCAAAGGTGCCGCAGGGCTTTTTAACAAATGCTGTCTTCTCAGGTCCACGCGCCTTTAGCTTGGCTACGCATGCCTCAATGTCCGGACATTGCACACTACCGAAACAGGCAAAGATGCCGCACATTTCGTTCTTTCTATAGAATTGAATTTCAGGGTTTTAGATAGAGCGCAATGGACTTTAGTGAATACATAAAAAATCTGCAATCAGGTACACAGTGGATTAATTATCAGGCACAGGTCTTAACACCGCAGAAAGGCTATGGAAATACTACACCAATTAGTACACTTACAACGGCGACTTATAATTATGCGAATTATCAGCAACGTGATCTCATTGCACAGGGTCGGTTTTATCTAAGTACGGTAAATGTCTATACAACGAATGCTCAGTAGTGCTAGTATGGTTGTCTATAAGACAAAGGCTGAACGTGTTCAAGAGGCTGTGACATTGCTTAAAAAACTCCAGGAACTTGGTATTGTAGTGTCGGATCCCGGCTATAAACAGGCCAAGACATTCTTAGATACGTGGATTAAGGATGGTGAAGAGGTGACTCATGAATTCTGGTTTGCTCGCTACGGGCGAAAAGCGGTGATTGACCTACCGAAGCGTGTGGAGCGGGCGGCCACATTGAAGTTGTTGGCGCCTCTTGAAGAGCCTAAGCCTGACGCCAAAGACTAATGCGTGAATGCGCAATAGAAAAACTCATTCATCATAGACAAGAGTCGCTGATGAATGCGGGTAATGCAACTAGTGAAGGGCCCTTGTACGAGCTTATTTCACGAGGAAACAAGGACGCCTATTTTATTTCAGATGATGCCACTGCACTCTTTCCATATGATAATCGCTACGAGCCGCAAGCGGCAGTGATTCATGAACTGCGCCGTATCCCTCCTCTCCAAGCCACCGAGTTTGGCCGTTCCATCGAGTTTCAATTTGAAGTGGCTGGAGATGTTGTTATTGAGCCGACGCTAGTCATTGATCTGCCGACCTGGCTACCTGCACCTCAAGCGGTTTTGAATGGAAATTCAGTCATTACCGACTTATCAGGTGTCACCTATGGATATACCCGCGGTATTGCGTATTTTCTCTTTGAGAAGATTCAGTTTTTCCAAGACAGACTTCTCGTACAGGAGTGGAGTGGTGATGAACTCTTTGCAACCTCGCGTAGCCGTGGCTCACTTGCTTCGGCATTTCTAGAAAATGCACTGACGGGTGTTCACAGTGGGTTGCCCTTAGCTATACAGCATAATGCTACTCCTGGTCGTCTGAGACTTGCGCTGCCCCTTGTAGGATGTCAGGATGCGGATGATGGCGGATTTCCTCGAATCTGTGCAACGGAGCAGGCATTTCGTGTGCGCTGTGTCTTACGGAAACTGGAGGACCTCGTAGAAGCCTCTGATGGCCGACCGAAGCCTATGCCTTGGAACCGTAGTGATTTCCAAATTGTCACGGCCGCTGGAGCAAGTCCTGTGCGATTTACAACGCTTGGTCGCTTGGAGATTCCTGCGCCGAGCATACAGTTAGAAACTCGGCATATTTATACTGATAGGGAAATGCAGGACACTATGCGTAGTAGTGTGCTTACTGTGCCCTTTGAACGCCAGTATGAGAATAACTTCACACAGGGTCAAATTGACTATGCTCCATTATCACGGAGTGGAACGGCGTATGTGACACGGCGTCTTGATGCGGACCATCCTGCTGCACGCATGGTGATGACATTTCGCACACAGCCTGCGCTACAAGCAAATCAACGCTGGCAGTATACAATGGATGTGAGTGGAGGACAGGCGTATAGTGCAATGTCGCTCATTATTGCAGGTCGCGATAGAGAAACATCCTGGGATTCACTTGTGTGGCACGAGTTGGTGCAGCATGCTAAAGAGGAGCGAGACTCGGGGTATAATCTCTCTTTTATGAACTGGGCTCTCGGCGACATCGTAGGACGGATTGCTCCCTTTGCACGGCAATTGGAGGGATCCATTAATTTTACGACGGCTGATCGACCTACACTCTTAATTACGCTGGCTGCGCTGCCGGGCTCACCCAATACATATTTGGATGTCTATGTGGAGACATGGGCGGCACTTGAGTTCGAAAAGGGAAGGTCTGCGTTACTATTTGGTAATTAGGCGCGACGAGTACGGTTCTTACGGTTGGCCTTGCGATTCTTGCGTGAGCGGCCACCCTTTAGCGCTTGCTTGCCACTCCATAGAACACTCCCAATGCCAGCTACGCGCTGCGCGGTGCCCTTCGCAACTGACTTAACGCCACTCGCAGCTGCACGCGCGGCACTTGCAGNNNCCTGNCAATGCCAGATGAGGCTGTATTACTCATTCCCATTTCATAGTTCTGCTTTAACTCCGCAGCATCTCTGCCTGAGATAGTAAAGTTCGGTTTTCCAACCCTAACTATATCGACTTCAAACATACCCGTAGTGTAATTAAAATAGACCCACTGAGGCCCTACTCCAGACGCTTGAGCAGCAGTGCGCGCGCCCTTCTGGCGAACTGTATTCGTACCAAATCCAAAGCTCCAACCGGTCTTTTGCGCA